CATGCATCCTTTACGTGGTTTTGTTTCTGGAATGTTTGCCACTTTCGTCATCAATTCTCTTCATGGCTTGATTTTGCATAAGTATGGTTACTTGCGCGCTTATCGCCAGTTGAGAATTGAATGGGAGGGTGATTGTTCTAATTTCTTCCACAAGTATTGCAATCCAGCACATGGCAGTCTGACCCAGTGGGCTGTTCGTACAAATGGCTTTAAAGATCCTATTGTTCTTGATGAGCATCTTGCTATTGACACAGCTGGTGATGATCTCTTGCTTACTGTTAGTGCTCTTGCTAATTGGTATGGATTCAATGCCATTATCTACATGATGAGTACTAGGGGACTTACCTATACCACTGCAGATAAAGGTGTTGGAGATTATCACCATAAGCATATTTCAGAATGTACTTTCTTGAAGCGTGCTTTTGTTGATCGAAATGGACAGATGTTTGCTCCTATGCCTATTCCTGATTGCCTCGAGATTGTTAATTGGATGCTTGAGAATTCCGATGCTCGTAAAGCAATGTATGAGCAATGTGTATGCGCAGTTTTGGAACTCGCACATCACGGCAAGTTAGTTGCAGAATACTGGAAGGAGAAATTCAACCAAGAACTCATCCTTATGGGTGCTCCTTGTGTTGACTTCCATTATGAGCAATGGATGATTGGAATATTTGAGAATATGGTTCTCTTACCACCAGAAATGGATATAAAGAGAATGCATATAGTTGCTCAAGCAGGAAGAATTGCAGCAGATAGGAAACCCATGTCACATAAGGATGAATGTGATGATGATGAGTACCCCCCTACGTGGGCGGAGGAAATTGTAATCCGTCGCAGAAGAACCTTGTTTGTCCAACCAGTAGCCCAGCCTACCTCTCCTACTGTTCGTCATATCAAGAGGAAGGCAGAAATTATGACTTCACAAGGTGTAGAAGGTGCTATTCATGATGAATATGATTCACTTATCAAGCGCCTTATTGAAGTCACTCCAAAACTCCGTCATATTGACACTATTCAGGCAGAGATACAAGAAACCATTGGAGCTATCAATTTTCTGCGTGGTGCCCGTGCGCCTCGTTTGAATACTGAAAAGCTTGGTTTTCTTGAATCTTTTGAGAATATTGTTAAGAGTATGGAATTGTTGGCTGAAGTTAAGAGTCTCAAGAGTCAGAGCGGAAAGGCTCCTCTTGGTACACTCGCCAATCAATTCTATGCCCTTTACAATTTCAAACCTGAACTTGTTTATGAGAGATCACATGAAAATTGGGTGTGTGTTGGAAAACTTTTTGATGTTCGAATTGTAAGTGACCCCTTTGGTACCAAACAAGCAGCAATGCAAGATTGGTATCTAAAGATGGGCAGACAATTCAAGATCATAGACCATACATACACACGTATTCAGTATACAGCTTCATTCATGACCAGAATTGAAGAAATGTATCCCTCAGACGGAGCACAGCGAAAGGTCACTGTTTCTAAGGTATCTCCAATTCCTGATATTGAAGATCCTCCTATTTGTATTCCTTCAAAGAATCCACAAGTGAAACCTAATCTTCACTTTGAGAAGGCTTTTGGATTGATTATGAATCTCCAAGACAAGCTTCCAGAGCAAGATAAAGGAACACTTCTTTCTTCTCTAGCCGTTATCAAATCTCATGAGAGAAATCTCAGGAAAGGTATGGCTGAAGTAATGGGAAAGGAAAGTGATTTCTATGAAGAGGATGATGTCAACATGCGATTGTTGAAGGCTGGAATGTTGAAATTGCATTGCCAGTCTGCTGAGGTTCCACCACAGCAAGAAGCAATTGGAGGACAGGAAGAAACAGTTGGTCTTACAACCTACAGTGATACCCATGGTGTTGAACCAGTTCCTCAGGAAGTTGGTGTTACATCATTGCCAGTTCTCGATATTGATCCGTACACTAAGCAGAATTTTGGTTCTCTTACTGATAGGTCTTATGATATTGGCAGTTTCACGTGGTTGAGTACAGATCCTGTTGATTCTACTAAACTCACCTTGATTATGCCTTATGATTTGATTGAGGCTGCTGGAGCAGCTCAGCTTAAAGCTAGGCTCAAATATTTCAATTGGTGGAATGCTGATTTTGAATTTGAATTCCGTGTCAATGGAACTATGTACCATTGTGGTCGACTTGCTATTTCTGGCGTCCCACATTATGGTGATACTACCACTGACAATTGGAAGTTGAATAATAGATGGACTGCTTCTCAATGCAATATGCGCAGCTTGTCTGCTGCCTCTGCACAGGTTGAGAAGTATCTTCTGAAGTATCAGCAACCTAAACCATACCATTATCAAGGTGATAATACCCGAAAACCCTACATGGGTCATGTTCGAGTGTGGGTTTTGAATTCACTCAACATGCTAGGCGCTACTGCAGCGGTGCAAGTTCAAGTCACAGTTACGTGTCGATTGAAGAACTTTAAGCCTGCAGGTTTTACGATTCACGCGCAGTCAATGCACTTACCACTTACTGATTCTGCTACCTACTGTCCTGAAGAAGCTGAAGAGCTCTTTGATACAGAGATAGATGATGATGAAGTTGTTGAATGGATGAGCGAAAATCAGGATGTTCTTCATTTCAACAATGTTATGTGGGGAGCTTTGACTGAAGTGTATTCACGAGAAGAAGGTTGGCTCCGCAACACTCCTGATGTTGTGTTCCAAGAATCTCGTGATCCAACTACCACTGTCTTGCAATTTGAAAGGATGCTTGCATCTTGTCGTCTTTCTGCTCAAATGAAGAAAGAACAGATGCAGAAGAGTGAGAAAGGACTGCTCAGTACAGCTTTAGATGTAGGCTCAAATATAGCCTCAGTTGTATCAGCGGTACCTATCAATCCTACGATCAGTTTAGCTGCTGGTGTAGTTGGCAAAGGACTTGCTATCGGTGCAGGAATTGCCCGAAAGCTTGGTCTTAGTAAACCACAAGACATTTCGACACGAACTCGTGTGAATCAACAAACGACCACAAATATGTCTTATGGCGTTGGATGTGAGACTGGATATGATATGTCCCTTTCACCAGAAAACGCTGTGGCTTCAGGTCCTGAGAATTTTGGTATGACTGTTGATGAACATAATATCAAGTACTTGGCAATGAAGCCTGGACTTATTGACCAATGGCAGTTTGATGGGTCTTATGATCCTAATGACGTTTTGAAGACATACAAAGTTACTCCCATGATCTGTGCGCGCTATCGCAAGAACTTGGGAGGTACTGCTGGTGTGCCTGATGAATGGTACAATTTTCAGACCCCTGCTGCCGCCGTAGCATACAATTTCCAGTATGGTCGTACTGGACAGAAGTTTCTTCTTGAACTTGTGTGCTGCAAATTTGTTACCGGAAGGATACGTGTGACTTGGCATCCCACGATTACTGAATGTCCAGCTGTAGGTTCCCCTCTCACTTTTCCTGGTGAGTTAGGTTCCCAAGTTTTTGATTTCGCTGGAGACACATTGATTCCTTTCACGATTCCATATATGCAGAATCAGTTATATATGCGAATGGAAGAACCAATGTCTCCCTATGCGACTGACGTTCCCTTTCCGGCTTACAATGGAATGATTAGCATTAGTCTTGTTAATCCACCAGTTTCCAACCAGACCACAATGGCTGACAGCATTGTGCAAGTTAATGTCTGGACTGCGTGTGATAAAGACTGTGATTTTCAAGTCCCTGCCAATCGTTACTCTTATGACCAAACCAACACACTCAAGTTGTTTAGGTATCCTCTTTGGACCTCAGGCACAATTCCTGGAGGTTTTACATTCTATGCTCAGGGTGGTAATACTACCCCATCGACTACGATGAATTACGATGAGATATTCAAGAATGATTTCCCTCCTTTGGTAGAGGCCAAACATGTAACGATTAAGAATCTGTGCTCAGGAGAGCAAGTTGAAGACATTAGACAGCTCTTGCATAGATTCACCTCCCATGCTCAAACAATGGATACTACCCAGGCCCCTACAGTTTTAGACTATAGTAAGATTTGGCACGGTACTGATTGTCCTCTGAACTACTTCGAGAAGTGGGCGCTTTACCATAAAGGCTCACGATATTTCAAGATGGTCAGAGTTAGTACAACTACCGGCTTTGTCAATGGAACCTGGGGAGTTGCTTTGGAACCTTGCTATTATGCAAATGGCTTAGCGAATCTCATAGTTTTTGATCAGGCAAATAAATACCGATCAGGACTTCTGGGACGCAATGGAATGCTCCTCCAAACAACGGATATTTCTAATGGTGTCGAGTGGCGTATGCCCTGGTACAATAAGAACAATTTCGTGATGGATGAGTTCAACCAAGTGATGTGGGAGGATGAGAAACCCGACTTCACACAGGTTGTTTATTTCCAGCCAGCTGATTCAGCAAGTGGAAAATCAACTGTTCAGTTGTTGATGGCAGCGGGAGATGACTATGCTCTCGCCTGCTTTATAGGCGCGCCGATTATTTTCGTAAGTTCATCGGCTGCGCCTGACCCTAGTTAAGGACCCATACTCTTTTGGATAATACAAAAGAGTGTGTGATGATTCGTCCGCCTCTTTTGGCAACCGTTCGAGTTTAAAGAAACGGCAACTTCTTATTCTAATGTAATACCCC